AAGATACTGAATAATGTACGTGAGCTTCAGCACCACCAACAAAGTTATAGAATTCACGGAATCCTGTTCTTGTTGTGATGTCAGAAAATCTTTCACCATATTCACCTCTTGCAGAACCTTTACGGAATACTTTAGTTCCGTTTGTCAAATACTTAGAATCAAGATATTTGAAGTTGTCGTTGTTTACTAATTGAACAGTATAGATAAATCCATCTCCCATTGGTAAGATATCTTCATCTGTAATGTACATCTCAACACCGTTATATTTGTCATAAGTGATGATATCACCATGTCCAAACTCACGTCTGTTTAACTTGATTTTGAATGTAGAACCATCCGTACCTTTAAAGTTAGAATCTGGTTCAATGTCTTCAACAATGTAAGGAAGATCTACAGAAACAGGAGTCTGCCATCTGTACTCTCCACGAGCATTGTCAACCATAATTACATTCTTTCCACCAAAACTAGACATTTGGTAAAGAGGCATTTCAACTTTTTGAGCCATAGCCCATAAGTCAACTGGACCCAAATCCATAGGTTCAGCATCTTTTAGCATGTTTACCAAGTGGTATGAATCCACATGGGAACTTGCATTGTAAGCGGTATCTCTGAGGAATATACCATTGTTTAAAACTGGAGTTGCCATTTTATATTTGTTTATTTGTTACTATTTAAAATCTTCTGAACATACTTCCCTTAGAAAGTTTTCTTGGTTCAGATTTTGATGCTGGCCTTCTAGGTTCATCATCATATTGAGTATTTATAGATGAACCAACTTTTCTTGATTCTTCTGTTTTTAATTGTCTTACTACTTTCTCTGTAGCTGCTTTACCACCTTGTTCTCTTATCTTAGCTTCAAATCCTGCTGGATCTGCAAGTAACCAAAGAGCTTTAGCAATTAGATCATGTCTTGGTTCTACAAACTGATACTTCTCTAGTAAGTGACCAAGTAAGTTAGTTGGTTTTCCTGATATAGAAGGGTAATTTGGTTGAACCAGTCCTGAGAATAATAAACCTTGAACTTTCTTGTCAAGTTTTAAACCACCAATTGTTCCTGATGCAAGTGTTGCATAAACATTTTCTTGGTATGCTTTTGCTTGTTCAGCTTGCATATTCTTTTTATGTTCTTGTTCTGCTAATTGTCTTGCAACAATTTCTTCTTGCATTGCATCTAACTTAGGTTTAAATTGATTAGCTTTTTGTTCTAGTCTATTTAAATCTTTCCAATCTTGGATTTCAGATTCAATTTCTTCTGCTGTTCCAAATTGTGTAGTATGAAGATATGCTCTTGCAATTTCTGCTTGATCATATTCATCTGAAGGATCAAGTTGTCTCATTTCTTCTACATGTGCAAGAGTTCTGAAAAGACCTTTTAAGTCTTGTCCACCATCTGCTACATACTTAGCTGCTACTTGAAGTTCTTCAGGAAGTGCATTAAAGAATTCTCTTGGAGTATTTTCTCTAATTGCATTTTCTCTCTCTTGGAAATTTGCTTCAAAAAGTTCTCTAAAATCTTTTGTAGTATATTCATCCAATGATTTATCATCATCAAATCCAAATAGAGTACCCTCTTCTATCATCTTAGAAGCTAACTCATGAAGACCTGACTTATCTATCTTTGGTCTACCTTTGTTACCTGCATCTTCTTCCTGAGAAATAAGACTATCAAGTTCATTAATTGTTTCTTCAGTTTCAGTCTTTTTTTCTGAAGCTTCTCTTTTATCTGCTGCAGTAGTAGCAGGATTGTCAAAGAACGTAGTATTATCAATTATTTCTTTATGAAACATTGATTTAGGTTTGTCATCTTCATTGTCTGGTAGCATTACACTAGCAGCACCTGGCATCCCAAATATCTCATCAATATTTACATCTACTTGATCTACCGTTGTAGAATCAACTACCTCATTAAGGTCTTTTGTTTCTTCACTCATTGTTGTTGGTTTTTTATGTTATACTTTAATATACTAAATAAACTTGAAAAAGTTAAAGATCTCAGAAAAAAAATTGTAGTATATAGCTAACTACTGTTTTTCTTTTCCAGGTTTCATATCAAACTTGTTCTTATTTTCTTGTGCAATCTGTAATTGTTTATCAGCTATCTCTTTTTGAGCTTGAATTTTCTCTCTCTCAAGTTGACCTTTCTGATTCTCAATTGTCATTCTATTTGTTTCTTTCTCTCTTTGTAATCCAGATTGTTCTTGATATTGTTCTGTATCTCTAATGTCTTTCATAGCATCTTGATAATCAGACATTTCATTTTTATCAACATCAGATGTAGCACCATATCCTGCTGCTCTAATTTCTGCAACAAGAATATCTCTTTGTCTATTTTTCTCATTTTCAGCAGCAACAGAATCAATTTTCATTTTTTCAACTTCTTGTTGTTGTTGAAGTTGTTGCTCTTGCATTTGTTTTTGTTGTTGCATTTCTGCTTGTTTCTGTTGTTGTATTTTTTGTTCAGAATCTTTTAATGCTGAATTAAGTTGAGAAATAGAATCTGATTGAACAACTTTACCAAGATCATAGATAGATGCACCAGTAGTATTATTCTGAAGAGCCATTTGTTTTAACTGTTCTAGAATAGATCTGTGATTAGCATTTGTACTTACTGCAATATTTAAATCTCTTAAAAGTAAATCTGTACCATTTATTTCAAAGTTTACTTTTTCATCTGCAGTAGTAACATAAGTTAATCTTGCTGATGGTTTTGTAGAATGATAATACTGAGCTAAGTCAGTTCTCATTTGATGTACTCTTGGCATCAAGTAATCACAATGTTGTATGAAAAACATTTCTGTTTGTGCATATGAAGCTGACACTGCTTGTTCTACTCCAGTAGCAGTAGTCTGTGATAGTTGTTGTCCCATTCTTTGTGGGTTAACTCCAATCACTTCATAAGCTTGTTGTTTGAAATAGTTTGCAAGTTGTATCCTTGACATCAATCTTTCTGTTTGTGCAAGATCTAGTTTTTGGAAGTGAGAGAAGTTTAATGCATTCTCTGTATTTGTAATAGATGTATCTAAAGGAAGAATCTGAAAGTTCTTCATTGCTACAAATGCTTTAGCATAATTTCCTTTACCCCAATCTTCTCCTAATGAATGTTTTGGTAAAGAGTTTTGGTCAAGCATAATAACAGTTCCAAGTTCATCTACTAAGATATCTGCTATCTGATTATTAACAATGTTATATCCAATCTGGTATGGTTTCATTAAGTCAAGTAATGCAGTAGACTTAGTATTTCTATCAGAGAAGACAGAACCTTCTACTGGTAACTTACAACCATAAAGAGAATTATCTCCTTTAAATTGAAACTTAAGTGGTCCAATGTGATTTCTATTTACTCCAATGTAAATAGGAGAGAATCCACCAGGGTTATTCATACCCCAGAATGAAGGTACGTTTGGTCCTATTTTTACACCACCCCATACTTCATTGATCCAGATCCAATCAATATGTTCTCCAAATAAAAGATTATCCTTTGATTTATTTTTAAATAACCTAGTATCATATATTGGCTTATCTGTAATAGTATAATCTTCAGATATTATTTCATTCGTTACTTCTCCTTCTTCAGTAATCTTAACTAAATGACCAACTTTCTTTTGAGATTTCCAATAACATGTAGATACTCTAAGTAAGTATGCTGTACCTTGATCATAGTAGTCTTCTCCTTCAGCTAAGATCTGAGTAATAACATCTGACCCATCAAGTATATTACCAGACATAAAAGAAGTATACTGTCTGTATGCTAATGAAGGCATATTTGTATTCCACTCATGTGATTTAGTTCCGTCATAAAAAGAACCATCATTCTGAAGACCTCCAATATTATATCCTCCTGATCTAATTGGATATACATTTTCTAATGCTTCATGTTGTTCTTGTGTAAGCACGTGACCAAACTTATCAATAACATCTGCTACAGTAAACATATCTGTTTTACCAACCCAGTTTGATTGAGACATATATCTAATATCTGGAGACTTATGGTAGAATGAAATTACTGGATTCCATAATTCTACTTCATAATCATCCTCCATCATTTTAAAATGCCAGAATTCTCTATCAGTAATTAACATATCTCTGAATGCTCTTTCTTCAAGTTCATCCATTCTAAATCTTTCAGTATCAACAGCATGTTGATGAGAAGCCCATTGTTCTACCATAGATCTATAATCCTTCTTAAAGAATTGCTCTATTTCAGGTAATGTTTTCATATTCTCTGGAGACATTTGTTGTTGAGCTTCCTTTGATTCAGGATCAAGTCCTTGCTCCAACATAGCTGCCATCATTTTTGTAGATGCATCAGCCATTAATGTTTGTTCTACCTGAGATCTTTTTTGCTCCAACATTTCATTATATGAAAAGTCATCAATAGCTCTATAAGATAGTTTAGTAGATCTCTTTGCAAATTCAGCTACTAGAACATTAATAACATTTGGAATAATAGGATAGAACTTTAACTCTAATGCAGAAAAGTCTTCTTTTACAAGAGTCTCAACTATATCCCTGTACTCATTGTTTTCTTCTACAATATAGTCAGTTCTATCTATAATACCTTTTGCAAGTTTATAGTTCTTCATTAATCTTCTAGCATTTCTACGGATCTGTTTAAGACCTTGCCATTCTAACCAATCTAAATTCCAGGCAGCCCATTCTTCTGTTTTATCCTTTTTAGGTAAAAACTGTAGAGGTTGAGTAATACTACCCATTCTGTTCTGTTCTGTTTTAGCACCCTTCTTAGCTTGTAATGCGTTGTATATTTGCATAACTTTTTATTTAATATTTTTAAATGCTGATTTTTTAAATCCACTATTACTCATGTTACCTCCTCTACCTCCCATATGTCTGAATGGACTCTTATTTAATTTAAACAAATTTTCTGACTTTTGCAAGTTTTTAGCAGTATCATCCATAATTACAGTTTTAGTATAACCACGATTTGATTGTTGAATTCTCATAAAAGCAACCAATGCAGCAAAGGAAACTAACCTATCCACATTGACTCCATCTGCATATTCTCTCATTTCTTTAATTAGCATTGGATCAGGAATTCTTTCAATACCATAAGTAGTTCTTACTACAGTACCATCATCTTTAAGTTCCTGATCTAATTCTTCTCTTGTAAACTCAATTGCATAACTTAACAAATGAGATTTAAATAAGGTACCTGTATTCTTCCACCCATATTCTTGGAATACATTATTGTTAGAACCAAGATCTTTTAAGAACATTATCTGACTTTTTGGTACTAGATACTTTTGTTTTCTTCTTTGTATCATATACTGAATGAATAGAGAGATGTTATTCTCTACTAGTGTCCATGCATTATACCATTCAATGATAAGTTCTAGTTTGTGATGAGTTTGATTAATATCATCAAACCTTCCACACCATGCTGCTACTATTTTACCTTGCTCTATATAAGTTTCTGTTTCTGTTCCAGTAACTTTGGTTACTTCTATAGGAGCCTTCATTACATATATAGAACAGAGTGAATCTGATGTAGTAGTTTTTCCCTCACCTACTGGATCGACAGATGCATAATACATTCCAAATGTAGGATCTTTTACTGGTCTCTCCCATACTACAACACATCCTGTCTTATCTTCTGTCTTTTTTCTAATAGGAAATTCTGTAATTGGACTCTTGTTACTTTTTGTAACTGAAGGTTTTCCTTCTGCATCAGTAGACATTTCTAAAAACTCATACCCATATTCTTTCTCTTCAATTCTTCTATCTTGTGCAGCAAGAAGATGTGGAGGAAATACAGATACTGTTCTATGATCAAATGCTTCTTTTATATTTCTTGGATGCTGAGATATTCTTAACTGGTAATCTTCTGGAGATAAATCATCTTTCCATTCTATAAATTGTTCATCTAAAGCTTTTAATGATTCTTCTACAAGTGAATTACCATACGCATCTATGTAAGGAGGCATAGACCATTGTTCTGGTATAAACAATCCTGACATACCTTCTGTACCTTTTCCATCAATAAGATTAGTATGTACGGCATATACATCTTTAGATTTTGGATTCTGAATCATATCTTTTAATGGATTGCATTGAGATAAATCTCCAACAGATCCTGCAGCAATAAACATTCCTGTAGTCATCAAACCAGATCTCATTGCAGGTCTCATATACTCATATGTCTGATCCATCTTAGGAGCAATTCCTGCTTCCTCATGAAAGAAGTATTTAACTGGACCCCCTACACCATTTGTTGGATCTTTTTCAAATGACATACCTTGTATAGTACCTTTAAGTCCTATTTCAGCTTTTCTATCTCCTTTTCTTATCTCAATTTTTTGTTGCCACATCATTATTTTATCTGGAGACATAGGTCTATACCATGCAGTATGTTCATTTAAGAATGCTG